CCCTCCGCTCAGTCTTACGGTTATGGATTTGGTATTGGTAATTATGGTGGTACTGTAACCGGTGTTATTTCAACAACTTTAAACGGATCGTTGGGCGCAAACACTACAGGAACGGGCGGAGGGGCTACTGTCACATTAACATCTACCACTGGTTTTCCAACAGGTGGTGGAACAGTAGCTGTTGCAAATGAGTTAATCACATACACAGGTATTAGTTCAAATGATTTAACAGGTATCACTAGAGGAGCGTTAGGTACAGCAACGTTTGGTACATCTAACGGACAAGCTCACAGCAGTGGTGCAACGGTAACAAACGCTACAACGTTTGCTGGATATGGTAACGCTGTAAATGCTGCAACGGTTACACTAGAGCCAGGACTTTGGTCACTAGATAACTTTGGACAAGTTCTTATTGCAACGATTGCAAACGGTAAAACATTTACATGGGATGCATCTATTACAGCTAAGTTTACAACAAGAGCATCAACTACGACATCTGGTTTTGCAACAGGAAACAATCCAACAGCAACAAGAGTTACATTAGTTTCACCAACAACAAGACACTTAATACATCTTGGAACAGAGACCACTATCGGTACATCCACAACACAAGATGATATGTTTATAAGATTCTCTGACCAAGAAGATATTAACACCTACGCACCATCTGCAATAAATACTGCAGGGACTTTAAGATTACAAGATGGTACAAAAATTATGGGTGCTATAAAAGCAAAAGAAGTTATTTTAGTATGGACTGATAATGCTTTGTATACCATGAAATTTATTGGTGCTCCTTTTACATTTGGTTTGGAACAGGTTGGTACAAACTGTGGTTTGATAGGCAAGAATGCAGTTGTAGAAATAGATGGAGCTGCGTTCTGGTTAAGTCCAAAAGGTTTCTTTTTATTTGATGGTACAGTTAAATCTTTACCATGTACTGTTGAAGATTTTGTTTATGATAACTTTGATACTACAAAAGGACAACAGGTATCTGCAGGATTAAATAACTTGTTTACAGAAATTACTTGGTCTTATCCAGCACAAGGTTCTACGTTTAATGACAAGTATGTAGTATTTAATTACGCTGAATCTGGTGGTGTCCCTGGCGGTGTTTGGTACACAGGAACAGAAGCAAGAACAAGTTGGATGGATGCAACAGTATATAAAAACCCTTTTGCAACTAAATACAATAGTTCTGCAACAGGTACTTTTCCAGAAATTATAGGTGAGTCTGGTTTAGGTCAAAGTATTTTATTTGAACATGAAGTAGGAACAGATCAAATTAATCCAGACGGTACAACAACAACGGTACCATCTTTTATATCGTCTTATGATATAGATCTAGAAGCAAGAAGAACAGGATCAGATGGAAAAACTTCAGGTCCTAAAGTAGCTGGTGAAGTATTTTTAGCTATGAGAAGATTTATACCAGATTTTAAAACGTTAGAAGGTAATGCAAAAGTTAGTTTAAATGTAAAAAGGTACCCACAGCAAGCAGAATCACAAACTGCATTAAGTCCTTTTACAATAACATCTAGTACAGATAAAAAAGACACAAGAGCAAGAGGTAGATTTGTAAGTGTTAAAATAGAAAACGATGCAGTTAATGAGTCTTGGAGGTTTGGAACTTTAAGATTAGATTTACAAGCAGATGGGAGACGTTAATGCCAAAGATTAATGTAAGAATACCAGAACCAAAAGAACAATACGATTTCTCAAACCAAAAACAAATAAACAGAACTTTGTCTTTGGTAGTAGAACAGTTAAACTCAACATATTTAAGTGAAACAAAACAGGAGCAAGAGAGATTCTCTTGGTTTATAAGTGGCTAATATATATAAAAACGAATTAGTAGATTTAACTACTACAGATAATACTACGATCTACACTACACCAGCTAGTTCTAGAGCTATTATCAAGAGTATAATAGTATCAGAAGATGCTGGATCAGGATCTACAATAACTTTCACTATAACAAATGCTGCTTCTGCAGTATTTAACTTGTTTAAAGACAAGGCAATAGCCTCAAAAGCAACAACAGAACTGCTAACTCACCCTTTAATTTTGGAAGAAAATGAGGTATTAAAGGCACAAGCAGCAGATGCAAATGAATTACACGTTATTGCATCAATATTGGAGATAAATAGAGACTAATGGCATTCATAGAACAAGAAGCAAAAGCAGAATATAAAATAATTAATGGTAAGAAAACATTAGTGATTACACCTGAATGTGAGATTACATTAAAAAATTTAGAAACAGGACAAGAGTACAACTCAGATAAAGAAGCTGATGACGATGTAAACAATCCTGAGACACCTACGAAAAGAGAACACATCTCTCGTAGCGTAAAATTAACAGTTGAGTCTTTACCACTTGGTAGTGATTCAAATTTATAATATACTGGTACGATGGCAATAACTAGAGCACAACAAGTAAGACAGATGTTAGAAGACGGAGGTATGTTAGTACAACCGTCTATGACTGGTAAACGTCCAGGTTATCGTGGACCAGGTGGTTATCAAGGTGGACGTTCTAGTAGAAGTAGTGGTCCTGCAGGTGGAGCATCTTCTGGAGGAAATTATGGCGGCAATCAAAATACAGGAGGCGGCGGAGGCGGCAACCAAAATACTGGTGGAGGTGGCGGTAACCGAAGAGAATCTTATATTACAAACTATTCGTCAAAAGGAATAGTAAAAGGTGGCGGTAAAAAAGTAGGAGAAGATAAAGATGGTAGTCCAATTTTTGAAGATTCAAAACCTAGTAGAGAAGTAAGAGACAGACAAAAAGCAAAATACAATCAACAGTTTTTATCCAGAGGTTTAATGCCTCCTACAGGAAGCAGACCGTTGTCTTTTACAGACAGTATGAAAAAGAAAAGAAATCAACAAATTTTAAATTTTATAAATAGAAACATGTTAACAAAATATAATAGGTTTACAAATCCACCTACAAGCATGTTGTCAAAAACAGGATATCCAAACTATGGTATTCCAAATATCTACGGTATAGTTGAAGATAACTTAGAAGCTTTTGGAGATTTAAGAGATATATTGAAAACAGGTAACAGAATACCGGTGGGAAAATCAAAAACATCTGTTGAATTAAATCCCATCCCTGATTTGGATGTTGATAGTATAAGAGAACTAGCAGCAGCACAAAGTAAGTTTGGAAGTCTAACAGGTTATCAAGCAGATCAATTAGAAGATCTTAGACAAGATATTAAAAACAGAGATGAGTTAGTAAATGAAGGAATGACACAAGAACGTTTTGAAGAGTTGTATCCTGGACCACCTAAACCAAAAGATGATGACCCTAAAGAAACAGACCCTTGTTTAGGACCTAATCCACCTGCATATTGTTTTGTAAATCAAGATGATAACAAAGATGATACAACAGACCCTAGAACAAACTTTTATGGTCTTTCACCTAGAATAGCAGGATCTTTATTTGATTTTTCTGGACTTGCAGATGGAGGAAGAGTTGCTGCTATGGATGGTGGAATTATGGACGTGGCAAGAGAAGAAATGTTTTTAGGTGGTATAGCAAAAGGAATTAAAAAAGGATTAAAAAGTGTTACTCGTGGTATTAAAAAAGTTGTTAAATCACCAATAGGTAAAGCTGCATTATTAGGAGCTGTTGGATACGGTTTAGGTGGCGGTACATTTTTTGGAAAAATGTTACCAGGAGTAACTAGAGGCGGTCAAGGTTTTGGTGGCTTTGGAGGGTTAAGTAGTATATTTGGAAATGTTGGAGACATGATAGGCGGCAAAGGTCTAGGAGACGCTTTTGCAAAATTTGGTGGTAACAAAGCTTTGACAGGTATACTAGGCGCCTCTATATTACCTCTACTATTTGGTAAAAAAGAAGAAGATGAGTTTGATATTGATGCATATTATGCAGCAAACAGATTAAATCGTAATGCGCAATTATATAACAGAATAGCAGGTTCTCAATTTAGTTTTGCTGAAGGTGGAGAAGTAGAACCAGTAGCTAAGAAGACAATGCCTTTATTAGATATGGGTGGACAAGAAATGGATTTAAGAGCTGAAGGTGGCTTTGTGCCTATTGGTCGTATGGAAAAAGCAGATGATGTGCCCGCAAGATTATCAAAGAATGAGTTTGTATTTACAGCTGAAGCTGTTAGAAATGCAGGTGAAGGTGATGTGGACAAAGGCGCAGAAGTTATGTATAATATGATGAAGAATCTCGAATCCGGAGGTGAAGTATCTGAAGAATCGCAAGGATTAGAAGGCGCTAGAGAAATGTTTAAAACATCACAAAGACTAGGAGAAGTCATATAATGACAACAGAAACTACGATATCGAGACCAGCACCCTTTGTAGAAGATATAGGAAAAAGTTTAGCCGAACAAACTTTAGCATTACAAAATGTACCTGTTGTATCAACAGGTATTGCAGGAATAACAAAACAAACTGGTGAAACAGATGCAGGGTTTAAAGCAAGACAAGACGCTGCAAGAGCATTTACAACAAGACAACAAAATTTATCAGGACTTGCACCACAAGTAGCAGGTCAAGATGCGCTGCAAAGACAAGCACAAAGTTTAGCACAAGCAGGTGTTGGATCTTTTCAACCTTTTTTACAAACAGCACAGACATTAACAGGAGCAGGTGCAGGAACAGGAGCAGGATCAGTTGCTTCTTTTATGTCTCCTTACCAGTCACAAGTTATTGATACAACATTACAAGAATTTGATAGACAAAAAGCTATACAAGAACAACGGATCAGGGACCAAGCAGTAGCATCAGGTGCATTTGGTGGAGGTAGAGAAGGTGTTCAATTAGCAGAGTTTGGAACAGGTGCAGCAAGAGATAGAGCAGCATTACAGGCAGGATTATTACAACAAGGATTTGGTCAAGCAGTTGCAAGAAGAGATCAAGCATTTAGAGATCAACAAGGTCTAGCACAATTATTACCGCAGCTACAAGGAACAGATATTTCACGTTTAGGTTCACTAGGAGCATTAAATCAAGCGCAAGCACAAGCTCAACTAGATGCAACTAGAGAAGCTACAAGACAAGCTGCTTTTGCACCGCAAGATGAATTAAATAGATTCGCTGATATTACAACGGGTATTATGGGAGGTATGAGAGGATCAGGAACTCAAACAACTAATATTCCTAACCCATCACCTTTACAAAGTGCGTTGGGTATTGGATCTACGCTGGCTGGTATTTACGGATACTTAGGAGGTAGACCTTTCGCATAATGAATAGAACTTTAAAAAGACCAATGTTTAGAATGGGTGGTTCTTCAAACGAAGGTATCACGTCAGGATTAGATAGAGCAGCTTATCAATTTGGAACTAAACCAGTAGATTTTCCAGGAACGCAAGCAGAGTACGACGCTCAAATGCAAAGACTACAGGGGCAAGGTATATTTGATGCATCAGGACAAAGAACTGGTGGTAAAAATAGTTTAGGGTTTGATGATGGAGATTTAAAATTTCCTCCAACATCAGGTATAACATTAAATTCCACTACCAATAATACACCTAGTATTAAAACAAAAACTACAGAAGAAAGATTAATGGAGGCAATTGGTAAAAGAGATAGAGGTCAGGACATATCTAAATTTTTAATTAATTTTGGTTTAAACCTTGCATCAGCAACACCAAGAGGAAATATAATAGCAACAGCTGCAGAAGCAGCAAAAGGACCTTCTGGTGATTTATTTGATCAAATAGATGCAGATAAAGATTTAGAGAGACAAATTAAATTAGCAGCAGCACAATCTGACATAGGTCAAGAACAAGCTGTTGAACTGCAATTATTAAAAAACTTAGATGAAGATACAAGATCTGCAATTAGAAAAAAAGCACAAGAAGGTGTTGATGCTGGATATTATGAAGACATAAATGAAGGTATAAGAAGACTGTTACAGAAAGATGAGTTTGGTGTTCAAAATATGCCGGGCGAACAAAGAGCAAATGATATTAGAACAATATCTGAAAACTTACAAAAAACTCAAAGACTAAGTCCTATCGTTGCTGACAAGCAAGCAGAATTTTTTGTTGACTTCAATAAAATAGAAACAGCAAATCCTGACGTAAATTTTGATGTTAACAATCCTTTTTGGTCACCAGAAAGAACTAGCTATCAAGAAGGAACTGTATATTTTGATCCAATAGGTAATAAATATTTTAGAAGAGATTCAGGAGCAGAGGCCGGTGAAGGGGTTCCTCAAGGTTTCGTAGAAGTTCAAATTAATTAGGAGTTACTATGGTACAAAAGTACGATAGATACGCCGTTCAAGAGCCAGAAACAGAAACTAATTTAGCCGTATCAGTAGCGTCAGGTATAGGTTCAGGTTTAATAAAAATTCCAGTAGGTTTAGCATCGGTTGCAGCAGAAGTTTATGACGCTGTTAATGGTGAAGGTGTAAGCATAGACGATGGAGCTGTTGCAAGGTTGGAAAAATTTATTGATGAAAGTATTGTAGGTGATGTTTTAGAAGGGTTAGAAGATAGAGCAAGAGAAACAGCAGCAGGAAGAATTACCGAAGCACTTGTACAAGTCGGTATACCAGCAGCAAGGGGAGCAAAAATAGCTGGACAGATTGCAACTAAAACAATCAATGCAATACAAAAAGGTAGAAGAGTTTCGTTAACAGGTAAAACTGCAAAAAATTTACAAAAAGGTCAACAGGCTGCAAATAAATTAAATAAAGCTTCTAAGGTAGCTAGATATGGCGCTATTACCACAGGTGGTGCCGCAGGTTCAGCTGTAGTTTATGATGTAGAAGATATAGGTACTTTTGGCGATTTATTTGAAAAAGGAACTAATTTAGACAGAGATCTAAGAAATGAAAGTGATGACGACGCTATAAGAAGATTAGAAAACAGATTAAAGTTTTTTGGTGAAGGTGTTTTAATAGCTCCGGTTGCTTATGGTGCAGGTAAAGTTGGTGGTTTAGTGGCTAAAAAAGGTAAAGAACTTGCGTTTAGTAATTCTACTTTTGAAAGACTTGTAGATAAATTTGCATCTAAATTTAGACCAAGAAGTAAAAAATCACAAGAATTATTCGAAGGACAAATGAGAGTAGAAGGTCAAGAAGGAGCTGCAGCAATTGTAGCCAAAGATTTGGTAAAAGACATAGATCAATCTTTTAAAAAAATATTTAATAAATCATCGCCTGTAGCAGATAAAATAAAAAACAAAGACGAACTACTAACACAAATGGATAGTCTATTAAAATCAGGAAAAGATACAATAAGAAATAATGAAGTTTTATTTAATAATTTTGATAAGAAAAAACTACAAGATTTTTATAAATCAATGGACAACATAAAAGTTCCAAAAAAACAACAAGAAGAACTAGTTACAGCTCTTACAAATTCTAAAAAAGCATTTAACAGATTAGAGTCAGATTTAGTTGGTGGAGGTAATCTTACAACTCAAAACAAAGATGAACTACTACAATTTTTTAGTAATAGATTAAAATCAACATTAAGTAATGACTATAAAATATTTGAAAATAGTAAACTATTTAAAACTACAAATTACATACCAACGGATGAAAAAAGACAAGCTGTTGCGCAGTTGTTTATGAACTATGCAAAAAATAATAGAGTAAGAAATTACACAGAAAAAGATGCAATGTTAGATGTTGATAGAGTTCTTGAAAATGTAAAAATGGACCCTGTAACAAAGTCTCCAGTATTTAAGTTTGAAAGTAAGAGTGCAATGTACGATGGAGTTGTACAAGAAATAAATATATCTAAAGCAATATCTGCAAATAAATTTGATAAAAAAGATTTAATTACAGGACAAAGAGACATTAAAGCATTTAGAGAATTGTTTGGTGAAGTAAAAGATGCAAGAAGAACTATTGTAAACAATATGCAAGCTATGTCTGCCATTAGTGCAAGAGATAAATTTTATAATAAAATAGCTCAAAGTGGTAAAATTGTTTTTGACAATCCAACACAAGCACAATTAAATTTACCTAATAGACCTGGATACACCATGAGTAGAAATGGTATGCAAATAAAATCACCTCTTGGTGAAGAAGCATATGTTAATCCGTTGAATGGTAAATTCACTTCATCAGAATATGAAGCAGCTATAAAATTTGCGGAAGAAATGCCTTTAGCAGGTTTAATGAAGGAAAATATTTATAGATACGGTGTTGCAGTGCCAAAAGGAGTCGCACAGGTTGCTAAAACAGTTTTAAGTCCATTCACACATATGCGTAATTTTACAAGTGCTGTAGCGTTTAGTTTAGGCACAGGTAATTTATTTAAAAATCCAAAGTTTGTTTTAGATAGCTTTAGACAATCGTTTAATTCAATACAGCCTCAGTTACTATACAGGAATCAACCCAAAGACCAAGCTTTCTATCAATTTATGTTAGAAGAAGGTGTGGTTAATTCTAGCTCTACGTTTCAAGATGTGCAAGGTTTATTAAAAGATATAGCAAAAGGTGGAGATTTTGTGGAAAGAGCGTTTGGTAAATTAGGTAAAAGAATGAATAAAATATTTAGAACTTCTCAAGATTTATATGTTGCGGAAGATGACTTTTATAAAATATATAATTTTCTAGCAGAGTTTGATAACTTAAAAGGAGCCTATAAAGGCACCAGACCTGACTTAGAGTTAGCAAAACAGGCAGCAAGTATTGTTAGAAACACTGTGCCAAACTATTCTTATGTATCAGATTTTATTAAAGGTTTACGTAGATCACCTCTTGGTAATTTCGTATCGTTCCCTGCAGAAATAATTAGAACTTCACACAATATTGTTCAACAAGGTATAAAAGAAATAAAAGACCCTGCACTAAGAAGTATTGGTGCAAGAAGATTACTTGGTTTTGGTACAGCTGTAACGGTTATACCACCAACGGTAGTTGAAATGTTTAGAGGTATGTATGGTATCACGAGAGAAGAGTTATCAGCGATGAGAAGATTTTTACCTGAGTGGTCAAGAGAATCTACAATCATACCACAAAAAGACAAAGAAGGTGACTATTACTACACAGACTTTAGTCATGGTTTTGCATACGACACAATAGTTAATCCAATACAGTCTGTTATTGCAAACGTTGAAGGTAATGATGAAGAGCCTTTAATAAAAGGACTTGTAGATGGTACGATAAAAGCTGTAGGAAGACTCGTTGACCCGTTTATAAGTGAATCTATTTGGGTGCAAGCATTACAAGATTTATACGCAAGAGGTGGTAAAACAGCCACAGGTTCACAGATATGGAACCCAAGAGATCCTGAAGGAGATAAAATGTACAAAGGTTTAGCTCACTTAGTAGAAGCACTAGCACCTCTATCATATCCACAGATAAAAAGATTAGCACAAGCACAGTTATATGGTGAAGATCCAGATACAGGTAGAGACTTAGAAGTAGGTGGTGAACTTGGTGGTTTCTTTGGTTTTAGAAATCAAAAATTTGATTTTGAAGAATCACTTGGTTACAAAATATCAGAATATAATACAGCGCTTAGACAAAGTAGAAGATTTCTACCTAGACCAAGAGGTAATGTTGAAGCAAAAGATATTATAGAAGGTTTAATACAGGGTAACGAATCATGGTTCAAGGCACAACAAGAGATGAAAAAAGATTTAGGCGCTATGAAAGTTCTAGGTTTTGATGATAAAAAAGTTGGAATTATATTTGATAGACGTAATTTAGGAAATGATTTTAACGCTCTAAGAGTAAATAAATTTAAACCTTTTGAAATACCTGAAGGACTTGTTGATGAGTATATAAGAAATGCAAGACAGAATGGTTATGCTAATCCTTTAACACCACAAACTTTTAGAGAAATTAACGAAGTGATAAGACAACTGTATGGATTATACTTAGATAGTCCTTATCCAAATCTAATGAGAGAGATGAATATAGGTAATGTATCTGCATTACCGCCAACACCTACACCAATTGTGCAACCAAAAGCGCAAGCAGCGAACCCAAATACTAACTTGACACGTACTCAACAAGCACTACTATCACCAGAAGAACAAGTTATAGCGAGTAGAACATAATGCCAAACGGAGATAAATTAAAACCCAAAACTACTAGAGAGCATCTGCTTTCTATATATGGATATATTACAGGATTAAAGAACGATGTTAAACATATGCACGAAGGTATACACGATTTGGGCGGTAAGATAGACAAGATCTATTGGGTGTTATTGGGTACTGTTGGGGCAGTATCACTTCTATTGCTAGAAAAAGTTTTAGATAAAGG